GCTTGGTAGACAAGAGACGTTTGTCGTTTTCGCAAATGAACTATTGAAGCTCATACGTGGATGTAAATGAACGAGGAAATTAAGAAAGCGATTGCTGCGCTATTGGCCAAAGTCCATCACGCGCCCCGAAGCGACGTCCATTTCTTTTCCCGCCTGGTTCTTTAACTTCCGCGCAAGACCACGTTGGGATAACCCAAGCCGCAACATCTGCTCCTTAAACCAGTCACTATCCACAGCCATAATGTGGATAAGTGTTGCGTATATCCCAACGCCTTACAAGCAAAGCAGTCCTTGACGAAGCGTTGAGATAAACTCAACATTGTTGGTAATTAACCAACATCCAAAGGCTTGAATGAAGTTCATGCGCCCTGCCGACTACGTCATACACGCATTTAAAGGTGTAAGAGCCACAGCCAGAGCCATTGGCAGACACCCGTCGTCTGTGTCCAGATGGCAGGTTCCAAAAAATCGCAAAGGAACAGACGGGATGATCCCGCATCGTGCCCAGCATTTAGTCTTAGAAGCGGCGCAGAATCTAGAACTCGATATCACCCCAACAGATCTAATCATTGGACGCCATCTGTGACCGATGCCGATGGGTTAAATGAAATGCAAGCAAGGTTTTGCCGAGAGTTTCTAGTCGATCTCGTTGCAACAAAGGCAGCAGAACGCGCCGGGTACTCACCGCCAAGCGCCGCAAGCCAAGCCTGCGAACTCCTAAAGCAGCCAAAGATTCAAGACAGAATCGCCGAGCTAAATGCCGGCCGCATGGCGAGAGTTCAGATAACGGCGGACATGGTACTCCAAGAGTTAATGAGAATTGGAACTTGCGATATCGGCGAAGCTTTCGATGATAACGGAAAGCTTCTAGCCATTCGAGATATGCCTGAGCTTGTTCGTCGTGCGGTCTCATCGGTTGAGACCGAAGAACTCTTTGAGGGTGTTGGCAAAGATAGAGCTCAAGTCGGCGTCGTTCGAAAGATAAAATTCTGGGAGAAGACAAAAGGGCTAGAACTTCTCGGCAAACACTTAAAACTATTCACCGACAGGGTTGAACACTCAGGAACGGTGACGCTTGAGGCGCTCGTTGCTGGGTCAAACAAGAAGATAGAGGGGGATTGATTGGCGAAGATCACAATAACGATAGAGGACACAGCTCAAAACAAAGTGAAGGTTGTCTGTAACCCAACATTTGAAACGATGGCTAAGATGGTTGTCAGCGGTGGCGAAGACGTAACGTCGGCTCACGGTTATGCAATCAAATGCATAAACGCAGTGAGAGAAGAATCAAAGCTCGCTGATCCAACAAAGATCTGGCTTCCGAAGGTAAAGCGTCTGTGACCATGTTTGATGTGGAGTTTGGATCCTTGCCACCTGAGCCATTTCTAATGCCGATCTCGCGGCGCGAGCGATATGCATTTGAGATCTTAAAGCTGATCCTTCCACTTGCAGCAATGCCAGATAGCAACCTGCCAAAAGCGCCACACGAGATGGCGGTTAAGATAGCCGACAAGTTCTTAGCTGAACTTGCGAAACCAATTGAGATCAAGTGACTCCCGCTCAATCAAAGATCAGAGAGTGGAGGCATAGCCCGCTCCAGTTTGTTCGCGAGCTATTTAAAACAGAGCCTGATGAGTGGCAAAAGGATGCGCTTGATTCTGCTGGTGGAGAGATAAGCGCAAGACGCAGGCTTGGCATGAGGGCCTGTACTGGGCCAGGTAAATCGACAGTGCTTGCGTGGATTGGATGGCAAAGGCTTCTTTGTTTTGGTGATATTGGCCTTCATCCAAAAGGCATCGCGCTCTCTGGTCAAGGCCGGGATAACCTTCGCGACAACCTATGGTCAGAGCTTGCGAAGTGGCGAGCGCGCGCTGAAATATTAAGCGCAGCCTTTGACATGAACCAAGATGTCATTAGAGCAAGGGATCATAAAGAGACCTGGTTTCTATCGGCCAGATCTTACGCGAAAGATGCAAACGCTGAAGCCATCGGTCAGTCTCTCTCAGGACTTCACTCGCCCTATCCATTTGTATTATTGGATGAGATTGGCGACATGCCGCTCACCGTGGGGCAGAAGGCGACACAGATCTTTACTGGCGGAACAGTTGATGGACTCATCGCTGTTGCTGGAAACCCGACGTCAACGTCTGGCCTTCTCTATCATATATGCACATCGGAGCGAGAGCTGTGGAAGATCATCACAATCACCGCAGATCCCGATGATCCAAAGCGCACCCCACGAGTCGACATTGAACATGCGCGTGAGCAGATCAGAATAAACGGGCGGACAAACCCCTGGGTCATGGCCACGATCTTAGGAGAGTTCCCAGAGCAAGGATTCAATACGCTGTTAAGCGTCGCCGAAGTTGAACTTGCAATGAATCGTAGAGCTGAAGGCGACGCAGTCTCTCGAGCACAGAAGCGTCTTGGTGTAGACTGCGCAAGATTTGGGGATGATAGAACGGTCATCTTCCCACGCCAAGGGCTTATGGCATTTAAACCAGTCGAGATGCGAGGTGCTCGAACCCATGAGATCGCCGCTCGCGTTGCGATGGCTAAGTCTAAATGGGATAGCGAGGCTGAGTTCGTTGATGGATCTGGTGGCTACGGAGCTGGAGTTATCGACTCACTCATTCAAGCAGGTCACAGTCCTGTTGAAGTGCAGTTTGGCGGTAAGGCTATTGATCCAAGGTATTATAATAAGAGATCAGAGATGGCGTTTCTTACCGCTAATTGGATTAAGCGGGCGGGGTCTCTTCCAAAACTACCAGAGCTCGTGAAAGAACTGACAGCTCCAACATACACCTTTCAAAACGGGAAGTTCATGCTTGAGCCAAAGGAACAGATCAAGAGTCGCTTGGGCTTTTCTCCTGACTATGCCGATGCACTTTACCTCACATTCGCATGGCCTGAGATGCCGGGCCGATTTATATTTCCTGGTCAAGAGCATCAAGCCGGTAAGACTCTTCATGAGTGGGATCCATTTGCATCTTCGTGAGATGTTGTTAAGTTTAAATCAACAGGAGGTCACAATGATGACTATGAAGAAGAAAGCAACACGATTGAAAGCGAAGACCGGTAAGAAGCTCAAAGCAAAAGCTAAGGTTTGGAAGAAGAAGACTACTAAGAAGTAGTGGCTTGAGGTGATCCTTCGATGAAACTTAACAGCCCTGCTCCATATGATCCTGCTTAGGAACCACCATCGAAGGATCTTTTGAAGTATCCCAACACCTCGAAAGTCTAATCAAACTATCCCAACACCTAGTCAATTAAAATAAACTTGCATTGTTGAGTTAATCTCAACACGCTAAGTCAGATGCAAATAAGAGTACGGCAGGCCACAGCGGAAGATATTCCGTGGCTCGTCATCGAGCTTAAGAAGTTCGCTGATTTCTTCGGCACCCGGCTATCTCTATTTAATGAGGAGTATGCACCGTTGGGGTTGGCTGGGCTCATTGAAAACCACTGCTTCTATATCGCCGACAAAGAAGATGTCGGTCCTGTTGGTTTCATCACGGGCATTCTTCAACGGCATCCTTTCAATCCGAAGATCATGGCGCTCACTGAAGTTTTCTGGTGGGTGGCCGAAGAGCACCGCATGAGTAGAGCGGCCCTCATGCTCTTTAATAAGTTCGTTGAGTTCGGCAAAGCCAATGCTGATTGGATCAACTTCTCACTAGAAACCGCAAGCCCGGTCAAAGATAACTTCATGCTGAAGCATGGGTTCAGACTTCAAGAACGATCCTTTATGTATGAGGTGAACTGATGGGAAGCACAGCGGTTGGCCGAGCGGTCTCAAACACGTTTGACACTGTTAAGAATGACCCGCTCAGAGCTTACGCAGCGGTTGCCTCGTTCGGCGGTACTGAGGCCGGAGGCGCTGTAGACAACAAATTCTTCAACGATCCTAAAAACGCTGCTTACGATGCTGGCGTGAAATCAGACGCCGCTCAAAATAAACTCATCGACGAGCAGCAAGTGGCAATCAAAGGCCAAGACGCCATCAAACATAGAGACCTTCAGCGCGCAAGGCAGCGAGCCATGTCAGCCTATCGCGGCGGACGATCCTCCACTATTCTTACAGGACCAGGAGGACAGGGCGCCATTGGCGGCATCTCTGGATCCATGGGCGGTAAGAAGACGCTGCTGGGTCTTTAATGGCGGCGAAGAACTCAAACAGTTCAATTTCTAAACGAAAGAAGTTTGAGATCCTACGGTCTCAGCTTGAAACCGAGCGCGCATCGTTTCTCTCTGTCTGGCGAGAGCTTGGCGATCACATCCTTCCCATGCGTCCACGCTTTACAACTTCAGAGAACAATCGCGGAGAACGCAAGAATCAGAAGATCATAAACTCCACCGCAACACTCGCAGCTCGCACACTTCGTTCTGGAATGATGAGTGGAGTAACTTCACCAGCGCGCCCATGGTTCAGACTCGCGGTCCCTGATCCAAGTCTTATGGAAGCCGGTCCAATTAAAGACTGGCTCTACATTGTCAGCGAACGAATGAGCGCTGCTTTCTTAAAATCGAATCTCTATAACGTTCTTCCAATCATCTATGGCGACATGGGCGCATTCGGCACCGGCGCAATGATGGTTGAAGAAGATATTGATAACGTCCTGCACTTTTATGCGTTCCCGGTCGGCTCCTTTTCAATTGCGGCTAACGATAAGGGCAGAGTCGACGTCTTCACTCGCGACTTTAGAATGACCGTGCGTCAACTTGTACAACGCTTTGGAAAACGAGATCCATCAGGCCAGATCATTTGGGACAACTTCTCGCCGCAAGTTCGAAACCAATATGATCGTGGTGAGTTAGAATCTTGGATTGAAGTCGCCCACGTTATCCAACCAAACGAAGATCACGACGATTCAAAGCTTCACTCTAAGTTCAAGAAGTACCTCTCTTGCTATTATGAGCGCGGCCAAAGCCAGGGCTCTTCGTCATCTGATGATGACCGAGTTCTTAGAGAGATGGGGTACGACTATTTCCCAGTCCTTTGCCCGCGCTGGGAAGTAACGGGCGAAGATGTCTACGGGACTGAATGCCCGGGGATGATGTCGTTGGGCGACAACAAAGCCCTTCAGGTCATGGAAAAGCGGAAGATGCAGGCCGTTGAAAAGATGGTGAACCCACCGATGGTTGCGCCAACTTCAATGCGCAATGCGAAGACGTCACTGCTCCCCGGTGATGTGTCGTTCTCTGATGAACGTGAAGGCACTCGAGGCTTCAGACCAGCACACGAAATCAATCCAAGGGTTGTAGAATTAAACGACGATATCTCTCGATACGAGAACCGCATACAGCGCTGCTTTTATGCAGACCTTTTCTTGATGCTGCAAAACGATTCTCGGTCAAACGTCACCGCTCGCGAGATCGAAGAGCGACATGAAGAAAAGCTCTTAGCTCTTGGCCCTGTACTTGAGCAGCTCAACCAAGATCTCTTGGATCCATTGATCGACATCGCCTTCATTATAATGGAGCGCCAAGGTCAATTGCCCGAACCACCTCCAGAGATTCAAGGCACAGCGCTTCGAGTTGAATACATATCAATCATGGCTCAAGCGCAGAAGCTTCAAGGCATCGCAAGCTTAGAGCGCTTTGTCGGTATCGTTGGACAGATCGCACAGTTTAAACCAGGCGCTCTCGATAAACTCGATGAAGATCAAACGATCGATGTGTTCGCTGATCGTCTCTCGATTCAGCCGGGCATTGTTAAGAGTGACGATCTTGTTGCGCAGATTCGTCAAGCTCAGCAGCAAGCGCAACAAGCAGCCCAAGCGACTCAGACTATTCAAGCCGGGGCCTCGGCTATGAAAGACTTAAGCCAAGCCAATGTATCTGAAGACAACGCTTTAAACAGACTTATCGAAAACGCGAACGCTGGGCAGCTCGTCCAGCAGTGAGGTAATTTATGGCCGTAAGAACCGCAACCGTAACTTCAATCGACACGTTTGGCGATCATTGCCACATCGTCGCTTGGTCAGGACTCACCAGCGCAACCACCGACACGGGCTCTCCGCTTGAAATGGGCGGATCTGCTGATCGATCTATTCAAATCACTGGCACTTTTGGAGCTGGCGGAACACTTCTCTTTGAAGGTTCAAACGACGGCACCACCTACGCCACGCTTACTGATCCTCAAGGAAACGCACTGAGTATTACCGCAGCCAAGATCGAGACCGTGATGGAGCTTTGCCGCTTTGTCCGGCCACGAATCTCAGCCGGCGATGGCACCACCTCACTAGTCTGCACAATGTTCTTACGGAGGCCCTAATGTCTAACAGCAAACAACAAGCCGTCGAAGATATCCGAAAGCTTGCTCGTCAATTCAAAGGTCTCATCGAATTCGCAGACGAGATCGAATCGGTTGGCTCGTTAGAGCGAGCCGCCAACGAAGCAAGCAATCGCATTGAGAAATATAAGAGCGACGAAGAAGAAGCGGCGAAGTCTTATCTATTGGCTAAACAAAAGTCAGACGACCAGCAAGCTCACGCCGACATGCAGATCGATGAGGCCAATGAGAAGGCTGAGAAGATCATTGCATTCGCAGGCGAGAAGGCCGCAAGCCACATGGCCGACGCTCAGATCAAAGCTCAAACTGTGAAAGCAGAAGCCGAACTATATCGCGCGAAAGTTTTAGGGGAAGTGAAAGCCTTGGAGTCAGAGCGACTCGTGATGGTTCAAGAGAAGGCAGAGTTAGGGGCAGTTCTAAGCGGACTTAAATCAGAGCTAGAAGCGCTGAAGAAACGGATCAGCTAATGTCTTTTTCAAACGCTGCCGAAACGGCAATCAATAGCTACATCTTTGTTGGAACCGCAGTCGGTTGGAACGCGAACACTGACCTTTGGTTATCGCTCCACACGGCTGACCCAGGTGAGGCCGGAACTGCTGTAACGAGCGAGGCGACCTATACGAGCTACGCTCGAGTCGCAGTCGAAAGAGCGACGGCTTTTACTGTCGCAGGCGCAACGGTTACAAACGCAGCGCTCGTGCAGTTTCCAACGTCGACGGGCGGCTCAAACATCGTGACCCACGTCGGGATTGTTTCAACAACATCCGGCGCGGGGACTCTCATTTTATCAGGCGCTTTGAACGCGTCACAGACAATCTCCTCAGGAAATCAGCCGCAGTTTGCTGCGACGACTTTGGTCTTCACACTCGATTAAGGGGTTACGTTTTGGGCTTTGCGTCGTTCAAAGAATTCAGAGAAGCCGTTGTCGATGGTGGCAAAAACCACTTCGCATCGTTTCGTAAAACCTCCGCCATCGTTACGACGGCCGGGGTTTGGTGCGATCTCTCGACGACGCCAGGTCATCCGGTAACAAATTTCTATGCGAGCACGCCACTTGCTGCCGCAACACTTCTCGCGAGAGAAGGCATTCAACATGGATCTGATCAAACGCCCGATAAAAAGTTTTTAAAGCGTTTAACCGCAATGAGTTCGCTCGCGCGGGTCAATCTTTTACTCATGGACTATCTTCTTTATTATCCGTTTATCGACGGCGACGCGGCTGAAGAACAACTCTTCGATAACACCGTAACACTTCCACGTTTTACAACTGGGGATGGTGTTCAAGCTTTTGTTGTATCGCAAGGCGCCTTCACTGGTGGCGCTCGGTTCTATATTCGCTATACGAATCAAGACGGCGTTACAAACAGAACAAGCGCTACTTGCACGAGTAATTCGACCGCTGTGTCTGGGGAACTTATCACGTCTGGTGTCGCGGCTGGGAACTTCGGCTGGAACATTCCGCTGCAACAAGGTGATTCCGGGATTCGATCGGTCGAGGGCTTCACATTCTTGACCGCCAATGGTGGCATTTTTGCGCTTGTGCTCGCTGTGCCGCTCGGCTCACTCGCAATTCGCGAAGCCAATGTACCCGCAGAAAAAGACTTCATAACTGAAAACGGGCTAGCGCTGCCCGAAATTAAAGACGGCGCGTACTTAAATTTTTTGGCATTGCCGAGTGGCTCACTAGCCACTGTCCCAGTGTATGGGTCTATCGGCGTGGTATGGGGTTAATGAATGGGATTTTCTAGCGCAGACGACATGATTTCAGAGCTAACGACTGGCGGGAAAAAGTTTCGCACGAACTTAAATAAGATCACGCAAATTACGACAGCATATGCTGCTGGGCGCGCTTATGATCTTTCAACTCTCCCCGGTTCGCCGGATCGTCTCGGTTACGGTGAGCACTTGATTAACTCATTTGCGCCAACATCACTTTTCAATTGGACAGCAGACGGCACAGGCTTCGCTGGCACTAGCGGTTTCGTTAAAACGTCCGGCTCGGCCACGACTCTGACTGCTGACTCTCAAAACATTGCAATTGTTAGTGGTCGCTTTTACCGCGTGCAATTCACGGTGTCTGCCTACACTTCTTCAAACATATTCTTCACGTTAGGTGGCGTCACAGGAACAAACCGTGCGGCTACCGGCACCTTTGTTGAAATCATCACAGCAGCGTCGACTGCGGGCTTTGTTTTAAACGCGTCGGTCGCGACAGGCGTTTGGACTATAACCAACATCTCAATTGTTGAATGGGGTGCAAACGCAGGCGATCAGCCAATGTTTCAACCGCTTACGGCAAGCAATTCGCCTGCTGCATATCATGGCGGCGCTGTTGCGGCCGATACAAAGCACTTACTCACGGCAGGGATGATGACGACTGCTGCTACAGGCGTCGGTCAATTTCTTATCGTTGATCTTCTCGGAGCATATCCCTACTTAAATGCCAATCTTGCGACCATTCAAACTTGCTATAATACGAACACGCTCCCGCGATATACTTCGGGCGCTGGCGTAAAAGCGTTTGTTGTTTCCGCAGGCACTGGATACGTGAGCTCGACAACTCCCACTGCGGTTGGTGCAACGCCTCAAACCGTCTCGATGGTTTATACAAATTCAGGCGACACTGGCTCACGGCAAATGCCGTTCACGGTTGCTTGTACAGCGTCGGCGATTCAAGGACACATTACTCACGCTGGTATCGCGGCAAACAACTACTTTCCCCTTCCAATGGCCAATGGCGACGCTGGTATAAAATCTATTCAGAGCATCACGTTTAGTGCGGGAAGCGGCACGGCAGGGACGTATCATCATATGGTTCTATATAAAGAGCTTGCGATGATTCCAGTCCCCGCGGCGAACGTTTACTACGAGCGCGATTTTGTAAACATGATTCCAAGTTTAGAGCGCGTCGTTGACGGTGCAGTGCTTGGTCTAATCTATATCGCTGGCGGCGCAACCGTAGCGTCTACGACATTCCTCGGTCACATCGAAGTTGGCTGGGGCTGATGGCTTTAATCGGTAATCACTCTCTAATCAACCGCGTGATCAATCGCCAGTTCGCTGGCGGTGTTTCATCGGGGTATAGCGAATGCTATGCCGAAGCAGGATGCCTACAGAACCGCACCTATGGAGGTTTCGATTCATTCGCTGCGACGCCCGTTGGCTACACACATCCGATCGCTTGGGTTCTGCCGAGAAAGTCGGGCGGACTTGCTTCGTTTCAACAATTAACGGCAAGCGGTACTGTTACTAATGCGCCTCTAGCGAGAGGCATCAACCTTATAGCGGACGCTTTAGCCGCTTCGGTTTCAACTACAAGTGCAGCTCTTGCGCTTATCGTTGGCCTTGAGGCAGCAATCACGGCAAGCGGAACAGTTACCTCTGCGGATCTAGCGCTTGCGCTTCAGCTTCAGGCTTCGATCACGGCAAGCGGAACAGTTACCTCTGCGGATCTAGGAAGTATTCTAAATCTAATAGCGTCCTTAAGCGCTTCGGGTGTTTTAACAAACGCTGGAATCGTAACCCTTATCAACCTTTCAGCGGACATTTCATCAAACACCGCGCTTAGCCCTGAGACTCTTGCTACTTCTCTACTAGATAATAGCGACATTGAGACTGGATATTCGATGCGCGAATCTTTGCGCCTAGTCTTATCGTCGGCAGCCGGAAAGCTCTCGGGCGCTGCAACCACGACGGTTACTATTAGAAACGTGACGGACGACAAGAACCGAATCGTCGCGACAGTTGATGCAAGCGGTAACCGATCCGCTGTCGCTTACGATGTGAGCGAATAATGTTTGCAGGATCTTTCTTCCCTAAAACCATGTTTGCAGGATCCTTCTTCCCACCTGGCGGTGAGATAATTCCGATGGATCCAGAAGATCAAAGCGGTGGCTCGATCTATATCGTGTATCGCAGAAGGCCTCGACGATGAGTCAGAAAGTAAACGCTTCAGATGAGAAGCAAGTAAAAGATCGCGATAGCAAAGAGCGCATGAAGCGGGATGAATCCGTTGAAGATGTGCGCTTTCTGCTCGATCGACAGCAGGGCCGTAGGTTCATGTGGAGCCTTATCTCTTATTGCGGAGTTTATCAAGAGACGTTCTCTGGATCAGGGAACGCAGAAGTCACGGCGTTTAAAGAAGGCACTAGAAAAGTTGGGTTAAAGCTCATCGCTGACATCATCGATGCTAACCCGAACGCATATTTACAAATGATGAAAGAAAACAATAAAGGAGAAGAAGCCAATGTCTGAAGTTACCCAATCCACACCAGCGGCCCCGGTCGCGACTGCGGAGCAAGCGACACCTGCACCCGTTAACCCAGCGGTGAGTACACCCGCGAAGGTTGAAGGACAGCCCGAGGCAACGGCAGCAGTAGCAACAACAGGTGAAATCCCATCGCTAGTTGCGCCCGAACCACAGAGGTTTGAGCTTAAACTTCCCGAGGGATCCATTCTAGACCAAAGCGCGGTTGAGCGTGTTTCAGCTTTTGCAAAAGAGATGAAGCTAACTCCAGAGGCAGCGCAAAAGGTTCTAGAGCAGGAGCACATGGTTCTAGAGGGTTATGCAAAAACTCTTGATGAGCAGTTCGCTGCAAAGAAGCAAGAATGGGCGACGCAGGCGTTTAGCGACAAGGAGTTAGGCGGGCCGCAGTTCAAAGAGAACATCGAGCTCGCTCACCGAGTTATAAAACGATTTGCTCCCCAAGAATTCATACAAGACTTAGAGAGTTCAGGGCTCGGGAATCACCCCGGTCTCTTAAAGACTTTCAATCGTCTTGGAAAAGCTATGTCGGAAGACAAGCTTGTTCAGCCAGGCGCTCAAGCTGGCGGGCAAAAATCTATAGAGGAACACCTCTATGGAAAACAAACATAAAAGGAGAATTTTAAATGGCTTTACTTAGTGCAGGAGCCGCAACGCTTTCGGATATGGCAAAACGGGTTGACCCAGATGGAAAGATCTCGGCAATCGTAGAACTTTTAGGTCAGTCAAACGAGATGCTTCTCGACATGCAGTTCATGGAAGGCAACCTGCCAACCGGACACCGCACGACAGTACGCACTGGTCTGCCGGCAGTCGCATGGCGTCTGCTCAACCAAGGCGTTGCAACATCGAAGAGCACAACGGCTCAAATCGATGAGCAGTGTGGAATGCTGGAAGCATGGTCAGAAGTCGATAAAGACTTGGCCGAGCTTAACGGCAACACTTCTTCGTTCAGACTCTCTGAAGGCCAGGCCTACATTGAATCAATGAACCAAGAGATGCAGCAAACTGTTATTTACGGAAACTCTGGAGTTGCACCAGAAGAGTTCACTGGTCTTTCGATCCGTTACTCGTTGGCGTCGGCAACAAGTGGACAGAACCTCATCAAAGCTGGTGGCTCGGGATCAGACAACTCTTCGATCTGGCTCATCGGCTGGGGCGCGAACACTGTTGCCGGTATCTTTCCGAAAGGATCGAAAGCGGGTCTCGTGCATGAAGATCTCGGTCTTCAAACGGTTGAGGTTACTGCTGGTGTTGGCGGCAGTCGAATGCGCGCTTACCAAGATCACTGGCAGTGGAAGTGCGGTATTGCAGTAAAAGACTGGCGCTACGCAGTCCGTATCTGCAACATCGATATTTCTAACCTCGTTGCGAAATCGTCGGCTGCTGACTTGGTCGATAAGATGATCATGGCAATGCACCGTATTCCGAACATCGCAATGTGCAAACCAGCGTTCTACATGAACCGCACTTGCATTGAGATGTTAGACATCCAACGTCGTGACGACGCTCTGGGCGCTGGCATGTCTTACGGTGAAGTGGACGGCAAACGAACGATGTCATTCCGTGGCGTCCCAATTCGTTTGGTCGATCAACTTCTCGAGACAGAAGCAACCGTTTCGTAACCCATGCTAACAGGCATTGGTTTTCTGTTTTGTTAGTTAACTTTTTATAGGAGCTTTAAAATGTATATTGATGCACTTTTGCTACTTTCCGACGCGCAGGCTGTAACAGTCGACGCGAACTCAACGAACACGTTCGATAGTGGTCTTTCGACAAACGAAATTGGAACAGGCGAGCCACTTTGCTTAGTCCTCCAAGTTGATGTTGCTGCGGACTTCACGTCGACTGATGAGACTTACGAGTTTCAAATCATCCAATCAACCGCTGCGGCTTTGACTTCGCCAGACATCTTGGTTCAGCGTTCGATCTTGGCGGCAGATTTGACAATTGGATCGCTTCACTATCTTCCGATCCCCCCGGGGGCGAAGTCGAAGCGGTATCTCGGCGCCTACTACAATGTTGGCGGAACAACTCCGACAATCACTGTGACCGCGTTCTTGCAGCCGATGTCGATGATCCAGCGTGATGTTGTTTATCCAGATGGTTTCACCATCTCTTAATAAGGAGTGAATGAATGCAGGTCAAAGCGTTACGTCTAGGTTACTACAACCATATCCGAATCAAGCCGGGCGTCGTCTTCATTATGAGAGATGAAGACTATCGCCCCAAAGGTAAGGATGGACAACCCCTCCTCGATCGCGAAGGGAAGCCTCGCGTTTGTTCTTGGGTGCAACCCTTTGATGCGCAGGCACCTCCGCAAAAGAAGAAAGCGACTAAGGGAAAGCGTGATCCAGATGTGATCAACGGGCCCGAAGAAGTGGAATCTTTTGAAGATCAAAAAGACGAATCAGACGATGTGATCTGAGTCGTTAGGGCGGGGCGCTTAGTTGGCCCCGCCCTCTATTTAGTTTGGGGGCATGGATGGCTTCATCAGATACTGTGATCGCTAACATGGCACTAGGCCATCTTGGCGTTGGGAAAGAGATTGCAAACTTAGAGACTGAGCGAAGCGCCGAAGCAGCTTCGTGTCGCAGGTATTATGAAGAAGCAAGGGACACAGTCCTTCGTTCTTTCAATTGGCCGTTTGCAACGAAGATCGAAGCCCTGGCACTTGTCGAAGAAGATCCCAACGATGACTGGGGTTACTCATATCAGTATCCATCTGGCTGCGTGAACCTTCGCCGCATCTTAAGCGGCATTCAACCAGAATCGCCGACCGATAGAATCGTTTATAGAATTGCGCAAGGCACATCTGGTCGATTGATATTTACGAATCAACTAGACGCTCAAGTTGAATTTACGGTGAAGGTGACTGCGGCTGAAGAGTTCACCAACGATTTCACAATGGCGCTTTCATACCTTTTGGCCTCGCTTGTGGCGCCAACGCTTACAAAAGGTGACCCGTTTAAAATTAAAGCCGAGTGCTACAACTTCTTTCTAGCGTTCGTGAGCACTGCTCAAGCCAATGCTGTAAACGAAGAACAGCCAGATCTAGCGCCTGATTCTGAATTCATAAGGGCCAGACTGTGAGCACGATAACTCAGCGTAGGTTCTCAGCCGGCGAGATTGCACCAACGCTTTACGCTGGCGTGGATCTTGTAAAGTATTCGACTGGTCTGCGCACGCTGAGAAATGCGTACGTTAAGCGACATGGAGGTTTGGATAACCGGCCTGGGACGGCCTTTGTTGGTGAAGTTAAAGACTCCACCAAAGCGGTTCGTCTTATTCCTTTCGTCTTCAATAGCAACAACACCTACATGCTTGAGTTCGGCAACCTCTACATTCGTTTCATTAAAGACGGCGCGTATATCACTCTCACGTCTCAGGCGATCACCGCCGCTACTAATGCTAGCCCATGCGTTGTTACCTATACAGGTGCCGACAATTACGCCAATGGTGACATTGTTCAGATCGCAGGAATCACTGGGGCGATTGGCACATACTTAAACGGACGTGATTTCAAAGTGGCTGGCGTGGACGCTGGCGCCAACACCTTTCAATTAAATTATCTTGACGGCACTGCTGTAAACAGCACGAGCTTTGGATCGTACACGTCGGGCGGAACTGTTGCCGAAGTTTATACATTAACGACGACATATCTCGAGGCAGATCTTCCGCTTCTAAAGTTCGCGCAGTCTGCTGACTATCTTTATATCGTCCATACTGGATACGTTCCAAGAACGCTTGCAAGAACATCAGACACGAGCTGGGCGATTGATAACTTCACAACTGGATCGCCGGTCACATTAAACGGCATCGTTCAAACATTTACGACTTCTGGAGCTAATGGTTCCGCGGTGTCCTACGCGCTCACAGCGCTTGATGAAAACGGTCAAGAGTGCGAGGTCATAATGTCGGTCGGGACTGCGACGGTTGCCACTACGGGTGCGCCGGTAACCGTGAGTTGGAGTCTAAAAGCTGGGTCAGCATCTCCTTATCAGTGGGCAGTCTATAAGAAGACAACATCGAGTGGCGTTTTTGGCTTTATGGCGCTGATTGATGGCGGCGACAGTCAGATTGTCGATAACGGGATCCCGCCCGATGTTTCCTCTATTCCTCCTCAGTATCGAATTTTGTTTGATGCGACTGGCGAATATCCTGCGTGCGTTACTATCTCACAGCAGCGGCTTATCCTTGCGAGCTCTGTCGATGAGCCTGAAAAAGTCTGGGCTTCACAGGTAGGCTCATATCGGAACTTCAACGTGAGCACACCACTAGAAAACTCTGACTCAATTATCTTCTCCGTAGCCGGGAAGAAAGTGACCGACATTAGAAACCTTCTTGATCTCGATAAGCTTATTCTTCTCTCAAGCGAGTATGAGAGCACCTGCCTTGGTGACCAAAATGGATCAATCACGCCATTTGATATTAACCTCAAAACCAGTTCTCAAAATGGCTGCTCAACTCTTGCGCCACTCGTTATCGATAACACTGCGCTTTATGTTCAAGCCCGAGGCTCTGTCGTTCGAGACTTAGGTTTCGACTATCAAGCTGATGGCTATAAAGGAAACGAAGTCTCTTTGTTTTCTTCTCATTTAGTCGATGGGTACACGCTTGATGACTGGTCCTATCAGACGATCCCACACTCGATTGCATGGATGGTTCGCGGGGACGGCGTGCTGCTATCGCTTACCTATGTTCGAGACCAACAGATTCTGGGCTGGGCTACTCACGACTTCGATGGCGGCCTAGTTGAAAACGTGTGCGTTGTTCCAGAGGGAGAGGAAGACGCGGTCTATGTTGTAGTTAAAAGGACAGTCAATTCTAGATCTGTTCGCTACATTGAGCGCCTCACTCAGCGAAGAGTGGATGCAATTGAAGACATGATCTTCATGGATTCATCGCTTACATATGATGGAACCAACACGAGTGTTATGACTATGGATCTCTCTGGCGGCACCACATGGGCCTACGATGAGACCCTTACTCTCACGGCATCGGCTGCTTATTTTGTCGCGGGCGATGTTGGCAATCAAATCATACTGACTGATGCAGCGACTGGCGATGTGGTTCGCTTTACGATCGTCGCATATTCAAGCTCGACTGTTGTGACAGGTAGACCAGACATCACTGTTCCGACAGCGCTTCGTTTGGCCATTACCAACTGGTCAAAGGCTGTTGATGAAGTCACTGGGCTTTGGCACTTAGAAGGTAAAACCGTATCGGTCTTAGGTGATGGCAACGTTGTCGGCTCTCCCTACAATGAGCAGTACGATATTCACACAATCACGAATGGAACGCTGTTGTTATCAAACAGCTATTCTGTTTTAAAGGTTGGCCTTCCTTACATTTCTGACATCGAGTCCTTAGACATCGATACCGACCAGGGCGAAACGCTTGCCGATAAAGCAATGCTAATCGATCAAGTTACATTTCACATTGAGGAATCAGGCGGCATTTTTGTCGGCGGCGCTCCGCCAACAGACGACGCGGTTGATCCGCTTCAAGGGCTCTACGAACTAAAGATAAGACAGTACGAAGATGTTGATGATCCGACCGCGCTTCAAACTGGCAAGGCCTCGATAAATATCGATAACTCTTGGAACTCAAACGGCAGGGTCTTTATTCGACAAGTGGACCCGCTTCCAATGTCAATCTCGGCAATCTCTCCTTCGGGAAAGATTCCATACAGAAAGATGGGGTCTTAGATGGCAGCGGTATCATCAATGATTGCTCTAAGTGTTGCTGCGGCAGCATCAATGCTCGCCGCTAAAAAACAGGCTGATGGCATGGAGGCTCAGGGCGAATTCGCCGAGCGACAGGGAAAAGTAAACGCTCGCCTCGCCGAGATGCAGTCAGACGACGCGCTTGCTCGAGGGGATGCGGCATCAAAGCAAGCGGCAGACAGGGCCAATCAAGTGCGCGGCGCACAGCGAGTTGGGTTTGCGGCTCAAGGCGTAGCTCTTGATTCAGGATCGGCCCAAGACGTACAGCAAGAAACTGCGAGACTGGGCGCTCTAGACGCATTGACGGTTAAGAACAATGCTCAGCGCGAGGCGTGGGGTTACCGCATTCAAGCCAATCAGTATCTCGCATCTGGCGAACAAGCAGTGATGGCCGGACGTAACTCAGCAGGCGCAACACTTCTTACTGGAGGCGCTCAGGCGGTCGGTCAAATAGCGAGCTATCAGCCTAGAGGTGCGGGCGCATCGACCCGTAATGTTTCGAATATAGCTTAAGGGGTGATCTGTGCCAGTAGTGCCAAGATATGAACAACAGGTCCAACAGTCAGGGCTTCCGAGCGTAAGAGTTCGGGAGTCTGCTCCTGTTGAAGCGTTCGGTGGAGGCCAAGCGGCGGCAGGCATTGCTGCCATTGGCGATCTTGCGATGAAGGCCAATAGCCTTATCATGCAAGAAAAGCAGAAGGCCGATGACATCGCGGCCTTTGATAGCATCACAAGACTCAAAGAAAAGAAGATGGATCTTCTCGTAAATGAAAAGACCGGGGCCTTAAATCAAAAAGGTAAGAACGCATTTGGTTTGCCTGACACCGTACCGCAAGAGTTCGATAAGTACGGCCAAGAAGTAATTGATGGCTTAGGTAACGATCAGCAGAGAGAGCTTGTGCGCAGGCATCTTGCAAACGAACATGCTGACATCAATGACAAGCTTCAGGTTCACGTCGCTCGCGAGCGTGAGAGCTATGACAAGCAAGTCACAACCGATGGTGTAAAGACACTGCAAAACGAAGCGCTGTTAAACTATCAAGACGAACGGGTAGTCAAAAGCAATCTCGGTCTAATGCAGGCAGCGATCATGAAAGCTGGCGAGCGAAATGGCGTGCCGGTTGAGGCCGCTGTTCAAGAAGAAACCGCAAGAGTTCACGAGTCGATCATTGATCGGCACCTTGCACACGGGAACGATCTCGCGGCGAAAGCATACTTTGAAAAAAATAAGACTCAGCTTGGCGCCCGATTAGAAGATGTCGAGAAGGTTCTTGAAGCCGAAGGAAGCCGGGGCGAAAGTCAGCGGCAAACAGCTTTGATTGTAAATCAGACGGGCGATCTAGGTCATGCTCTCGAGCTAGCAAGGAATATCGAGAATCCAAACATTCAAGACATGACGGTCTCGCGAGTAAAAGAACACTTTGGCGCCAAGAAAGCAGCGATCGAAGAGCGAAGCGAGAATCAATTAAACGGCGTGCTGAAACAGCTTGAACTATCTAAGGGACGCTATGAGTTTCCAAGTAAAATGCTTGGCACCATGAAGACTGAACACATCAAAGCATTTGAATTGAGAAAAAAGCAGCTTATGTCTGGTGAAGATGCTGCGCCAAACGGCATGGACTTCTATGATCTGCGCACACGGGCCGCAACTCCTGAGCTCCAAGATGGTTTTAAAAATGAGTATCTTTTAAAGTACGCAGCAAAGATGCCGCCAAGCGAGCTGTCAAAACTCATCGAGATTCAAGCCGATCTGCGAAAAGGATCTGGAAAGTCCGACAAGATCCTAGGTCAGTTTAGAACTCAGAACGAAACCATCAACTCAGTTCTAACTGCACACAAGATTGATGTGAGTCCAAAGCCAGGCTCTGCGGACTCAACTCTTGTTGAAAAGATGCGAACGCAAGTTGAACTTGATTCAGTTCAGTTCGCGAGCGATACCGGCAAAGCTCCAACTAATGCAGACATACAAAAAATGGCTGAGCGATATCTAGTTAAAGTAACTCTCAAAGAGCACTGGTACGGCGACGAGAAGGCCCCCCGCCTGCTGCTTCGACTAAACCAATCAGGCACAATCAAGTTTGGCGATATCCCGTCTGGTGACCGAGATGAAGTTGAGGCGGCTCTCAGGCTCGAAAGAGCGCCGGTGTCGCCCGAGGCAATCGAGAAGCGGTACAATCTCTATATGAACAGGAAGCGGAAGTAGTGGCGATTAACGAGTACGAGCAGCAGGTTGAAGATATGGTTGTGCCTGATCCGAGGCCTAACCGCTTTCTTGGTTTAGATGACGAGCCTGCGCCAAACTTAGAGCGTGCCGTTCAAACTGCAATAACAGCGACAGCCGACACTCAGCCAGATCGATTTGCAGAAGTGCTGAAACTATCGAAACGCTATAAGCTTGCGCCCGAACTCGCTGAGCGAAATTACGATGAACTCAAAAAACACTCGGAAGCTGAGGCCGTTCAGCCAGGCCGAATGGCATCTGAACGCCAGAGCTTATCGGAGTGGCTTGCTAACCCTGAGAATATGGGCGTTGCAAAAGATGATCTCGATCACGTCAACGATCTAAACGACACGTTGGAAGAGCATGGCCTTCTTGATTCCATGTACACAGCCCTTGACTCTGGCGCGGCTCGAATGAACTCAAATCTTTTGAAAACACCGGCATTCGTTCTTGATGCTTATAACAACTATCTTGTGAACCCACTTAATCGCGCGCTCGGCTACGGTGATGTGCAATCGCCCGAATGGCTTCGGAAGAACGCAGCGACCGAGTATTATGATAAAGCTTCCGAAGCTTATACGTCCCAGCTTCCTGAAATGAACACCTCAATCATTGATGAAATTGGAAAAGGAAACTTCGCAAAAGCGGGAAGAGCCCTTGCAATCCAGTTCACTGCGAATGCTCCACAGCAAGCTCTGACTGCGGCGTTTGCTGCGGCAGGGATGCCTTATGTCGGTTTAGGTTTAGCCGGGGCGACGACGGCTGCTGATGTCAATGCGCGCGGACGTGAGGCGGGCCAAGATCCAACGAGCGCCGTGAACAATGCGATCCTACAAGGCTCTGCTGAAATGCTTTTTGAAAGCTTGGGAACGATTCCGCTTATCAAGAAGTGGGAAGCCGTGATCACCAAGCAGCACGGTAAGGATGTTTGGCATAGTGTCGCGAAGGATTTCACTAAGACTCTCGCTGCTTCTGTTGCGCAAGAAGGCTCTGAAGAGATGGCAACCCAAGCCGTGCAAGACATGAGTGACTATACAACTGGTGCGAACCCAGATCTTACTTTGAAGCAAAGCTTCGAGAATATCGGAAATGCAGGTGTTATCGGCGGGTTCTCTGGTGGAGCAATGACCGCACCCGTCGGTATGATCGGCGGCTATGCTCGCCTTCATCAGATGAACGAGTCAAAGCGCTCGGTCGATTTCATGACAGCGCTTGGTGAGAAGACTCAAGAATCAAAACTCAGGAAGCGACTACCGGAAGCGCATAAAAATCTTGTTGAGAAGCTCACCAAAGATGGACCTGTTGAAAATATTTTAATGCCGGTCGAAGCGGTTCAGGAATACTTTCAGTCTAAAAACCTTGATTCAGTTCAAGAGATGCAAAAGCTAGGGCTCACTAAAGAGTTCTCTGAAGCTGTGGCCACTGGCTCTGATGTGAAGGTTCCGCTTGCGACCTGGCTTCAGAGTGCTGTTGATACCGAGCATTTTAATGGTTTGAAAAATGATATAAAGTTTAAACCGGACAGTCTTACCGCAAACGAAGCCAAAGCCGAGCAGTCGCAAAACAAGGCTGACCTTGAGCTTCTATCCAACGAAGACTTAGATACTAAGCCAGAGACTGAACTCACGCCTGGAGAAGTTAGAGCAAAGAGTGCGCGCGCTGTTGGCGAAAATGTCCGGCAACAGCTTCTGGCAATGAACAATCCTTTGATTGGACCAAACGAAGCAAAGCAAAACGCTGTGCTTTATACGAAGTTTTCGATGTCGATGGCGGCTAGAACAAATAAGACTCCAGAAGAAATCTTCAAGCGTTACGGTTTAAAGATCAATACGAGTGATGGTGCCGAGGTTATTATCCCTCCTACAGATGGCCGAGTAGCAGCGCAGTACAATCAGGGATCGCGCGGCGATTGGAAAAAAGAAGGCTATTCGATTTCAAGCGAGACCGATGCTAGTGATCCAACACTTCACAGGGTCACGGCAAAAGACAAAGCCGGCAACATCGTTGGCTCGGCTGAATTCGTAACCCAAGAAGATGCACCTGACTTTATTCGTCCAGCGAAGGATTCGTTCTCGCTTGAACCTACGGTGCAGGTGAACGAAGCGCATCGGCGTAAAGGGATCGCAACAGCAATGTACGAAGCGGCGGAAGCGGCGACGGGTAAAAAGATCACCAATCGTCGGAAGCAAACACGCACCGCAAACGGCAACGCACTCTGGTCTCAGAACAACAGGCCGTTCGGATCTCGTCAACTCTTCCAATCCCAAGCCGCAGAGAATGTCGCGGAAGTTTATCCTGCGAAGCCCGCACCGCCGACATTCTCAAAACTAATTCAGACCGTCGAACAAAAGATGGGCGGCTCCGCTGATCCTGCGCAGATTCGCGGGATGCTCAAAGAGATCAAGCCAGAGGAAATTAAATGGCTTGGCGTTGATGGGTTCCTTGAAGGCAAAGAGCGCGTCACCAAGAAAGAGTTCTTAGACTTCCTCGGCGCCAATGATTTGCAGATTCAGGATGTGACTTCGGACGCGGCCGAGTTCAAAGAACAAACCCTTCCAGGCGGCAAGAACTACCGCGAGGTTTTGTTCACGCTTCCGATGAAGCCCGTTGATGTGCCAGCCGTCTACACGGCACGAGATGCGTGGAAAGCTGCAACAGATAAAATTAGCAAGGCGACGCTTAAGGTTATCCAGAATGGCGGTGGTTGGCAGAAGGCGAAAGAGATCGCCCTTGAAAAAGGTTACATCACGCAGGCTGATGTTGACGCCGAACGCGATTTGAAAACCGAGTACGAGGCCGCTGCGCAGAGATCGGCGAATCAACAAAGGGCGAACTACACGTCTCGCCACTACAAAGAAAAGAATATCCTCGCGCACGTCAGGCTCAACGACCGCACCGATGCTGATGGGAAGAAAGTTCTCTTCGTTGAAGAGATTCAAAGTGATTGGCATCAAGCGGGGCGGAAGAAGGGTTATACCGACGAGGCTTTGACTGCTAGAAAAGCAGAAGTCCGAAAACAAGTCGAAGCCCTTCCGCTCAAGAATCTTTTCGAATACTCAAATGCCAGAGAGATATTGGCTGCCGGTGGTTCTCAAGAGTTAGCCGACGACTACATGAGTTTATTCATTGGCAAAAACTCGGACACAGTCCCCGACGCCCCACTTAAAAAAACCTGGCACGAGTACGCGATGAAACGCATTCTCCGCATGGCGGCTGAAGGCGGGTATGACCGCGTTGCGTGGACGACCGGCGAACAGCAAGCCGAGCGGTATGATATTTCAAAGCAAGTCGATGAAGTTATTTCGAGCAAGAACGATGACGGGACCTGGGCGATTCGAGTGATTCGCGAGGGACGTGTGATCGAGAATGTCCCATCCGTTGCTGAAGCAAAGCTAGAAGATCAACTCGGCAAGGACCTAGCAAAGAAGATCATCGCAGACGAAGGCAAGAAAACATGGGTCGGTTCAAAGGCAGAATTCTCGTACACTGGCGTTGATCTCAAAGTCGGCGGCGAGGGCATGAAGGGTTTCTACGACAAGATCCTCGTCGACTACACCCGCAAGTTCGTGAAGAAATTCGGCGCGACGGTTGGGGAAACTGAGATCCAGTCCAACAATAACGACTTAGTTTACTATGTAAGCAAGAACACTCAGGGTAATTTTGGAGTATTTAAATCAGATCCAAATTCAAGTTCAATCCACTCGTTGGTGCAAGGGCGGGCATTCAAAACCAAGGCCGAGGCCGAGGCGTTTAGAGAAACTATCGGGTCGGGCACAAAAGTCCACTCAGTCGACATCACGCCGGAACTTAAGAAGACCGCGACAGAGGAAGGCTTCTCACTCTTTCAATCGAACAAAAGCACGCTTGGTTTTATCTCGCAGCTTGAGACCGAAGTTTCTAAAATGGATTTTAAAGAGATGCCGGCAGGCGACCTTGCCAACCGCATCAAGAATCTTCCCGGCATTAAGGGCGAGGAGCTTGAGCACACTGGTGTTTTGGACTGGCTCAAGGGCGTTGAAGGAAAGGTCTCGAAGACGGCGGTCGCTCAGTTCTTAAAAGATAACGGCGTGAAGATCGAGCAGGTCGTTCTTTCGGACGATTTCAAGCATGCCGATAAAAGCGAAATCTTGGGGGAAACCGACTGGCAGGAGCCCGAGCGGGATCACGAAAGCGACGATTACCACTTTAAAAATGAGATGGAGTATTTCAGTGACGATTATTGGAACGAAGAAAGGTCGTCCGATCTTCGCGCGGAGCTTGTCGACGACCACACTGACGAAGACGGCAACGTCGACGAAAGCTCGCTCGACAGTGCGATAGAGAAAGAGAAAGAGGATCGCGCCAAAAATCTGGCGCTAGAGGCGGTCGAGTCCGATGACTATCCTAACGCCGTCTATACGGTAAAAGACGCTGCGACCGGCTGGACGCTCAGCGGCTCCGATGATAACGGGTGGTACTCGAGCGAGGTCGAGGACGGGATGGGCTACAATCTCGAAGAAGCTAAAGTAAAACTTTTGCCTCACATGATCGAGGCGGGAAAGCTCGGCGGGCTGGTCGCCGATTTCATAAAGCCATCTGACATCAGATGGGCCGCTGGTCGTTCTGAATCAGAGCCGAACGCGGGCGATCTCACGAAAAGAGGAAATGCGCTTTTCGAAAAAGACAAAGATCGATTCATAAAGGACGCAAGAGAAATACACGGCTGGCAGCTTGAAGACGAGAACTACACGAAGGCTAAATACGAAAAGGATGTTCTTGAAGAAGCGAAAAACGCCGCTCATCATGAGGCCCGCGAAACTTACAACGACCACACCAATGAAAAAAACAGCGTCATGTTTCCGATTAAGGCTAGACTTATAAGAGGCCGCGTCATCGGGAATGATGTCTCGGGATATTTGTTTAAGATTGCCGGGGAATCAGTCCCGCTCGCGGCGAAAACTATCGACGCGGCCAAAGCCGAAGCGATCGAAGTTCTTATCGACAAAAAAATGATCTCGCCAGAAAAGACCGCAGAGCTTGCCGTCGAAGGCGCAGCGCCAGACGTCAACGCGCCAACTGGAAAGACCAGGTTTAAGAAGTTTGTAAAGAAGGGCGGCGAGAACTACCGCGAGATTCTTCTCACGACGCCGAACCCTGAGGGCACAAAGCCTTACGTTTACGAGAGTCACTTTAGTAACCACGCGAATATCTTAGCGCACTTACGACTCACTGACCGTGTCGACCTAAACGGGCGAAAGACTCTGGTTGCCGACGAGATCCAATCCGACACGCATCAGCAAGGTCGCGAATTTGGTTACAATGGTGACGACAAGCTTTCGCCGGAAGAGCGCAAGGTGAAACTTCTGGAAATAGACGAAGCGCTTAATTTCACAAGCATCGAAATTGATAAAACTATAGACAAAATGCGGATCGCTAACAGTGTCGCTCAAGCCGGGAAACTCGCAAAGGACTTAGCCGCCCTCCGCCTCAAGGCCGATGAACTGCTCGCCGAAAAGAATTCCGTCTCTGAAAATGACGCCGTCCCAAACTTCCCGTTTAAAAACACGGAAGCATGGTCCGCCCTCACTCTTAAGCGTCTGATCTTGATGGCTGTGGAACAAGGTTATGACGCCGTTGCATGGATGCCGGCATCGACCCACATCGAACGCTGGGGCACCGACAACATCTCTTGGAACAAAACCGATGACGGCACGTTCAGCGTAGGCTCGCTTCGACAGCGCGGCGGTATGGCTGATGGCATCGACATCGAAGCGAGGGCTCGCGCGAGCGGCGAGCAGCTTGAGCGCAATGGCGAAACAGTCACTTCAAAAGAGGATCTCGCAAAAGTTATTACAGCCACTTTGCACCGCGAACGAAACGCTCGATCGCTCGGAAGCCTAACCGAATCGGTCTGGAAAGAGATGCAAGAAAAACCATCGGGCGAAAAGAATCCTCGCGCCGAAGGAATGAAGTTCTTTTACGACAAGCTTATTCCAAAAGTCGCGGGCCAGATCATCAAGAAACTTGATCCGGCTGCGAAGATCGAAGTCGCGAAGTTTGACTTGAAGGACGACGGAGATATCGAAGCCCTTCAGATCGTTATCACGCCGGCGATGAAGGCGAAAGTCGAGCAGGGGATATCACTCTTTCAATCTGGCGACAAAGCCGACACCGCCAATGCCAGGATCGATATTAACTCCGATAAAACAATGAACATCGATCTCTTCAAGGGTAAGGCGAACCTAAGCACTTTCCTGCACGAGACCGGCCATTTTTATTTAGAGGTGATGCAGGATCTATCTAAAGATTCATCAGCGTCTCAAAGTTTAAAAGATGACTACCAGAAAGTCCGCGAGTGGCTTGGCGCTAAAGACGGCGAGCTATTAAGTGTTGATCAGCACGAGCAGTTTGCGCGCGGCTTTGAGCTTTACTTAGCTAAAGGCGAAGCTCCAACTCCAGAGCTTCGAGCAGCGTTTGCGCACTTTAAAGTCTGGCTGATCAGCGTCTATAAGAACTTAGCTCGCCTCAAAGTCGAACTCACTCCTGAGATCAAGGAAGTGATGGACCGTCTCGTCGCAACAGACGAACAGTTAGCTGATGCGGTCAAAGGCCACGCGCTGCCGCTTTACACAGATCCAATCGCAGCCGGGATGAATCCAGAGCGTGCAGAGAAGTACGCTGAGGCAATCAGAGAAGCGCACCTTGCGGCAGAAGAGCAGATCACTACGAAAGTGATGGCGCATGAAATGCGAAAGCGCCACGCGGCGTATCGAGAACAAGAAAAAGAAGTTGAAGCGCGAGTTGAGACTGAGGCCAATGGCCAAAAGATTTACCGCGCACTTTCAATTCTTCAGCGCGGGAAGATGCCTGATGGCTCAGAGCTTCCGGCTGGTGTTGGTGCGATTAAACTTGATCGACAATCGATCGTTGATCAATACGGCAAAGAGTTTCTCGACAGGCTCCCGCGTCCATATTTATATGCGCGCGAGGGCGGCATTCATCCAGAGCAAGCAGCAGAGCTTTTAGGCTTTGAATCAGCCGACGATCTTCTTAATCAGATAGCGAACTCGCCTGATAAGAAGACTTACATTGAGCAGCAAACCAAAGCTCGAATGGATGTTCTCTATCCTGATGCAGTGATGAACGAGACGCTCTCTCAAGATACAATCGACGCAGTTCTAAATGAAAAACAAGGGCGCGTTTTAGAGCTAGAACTTGAGCATCTATTTGAAAACAATAAGCCACTAGTTAAAGAAGCCATTCGCCACGTCGCTCGTAGACCCGTTAAGCGTGCAGACGTTAAAGTACAAGCCGTTGCGATGATTGCAAGTAAAACCATCGGCGAGATTAAGCCCTACACCTTTGAACGTGCGGCGGCGAAGGCCGCAAAACAAGCCGGCATATTACTCGCAAAAGGTGATGTTCGCGGAGCGTATGAAGCAAAACGAAAAGAGCTTCTAAACCTTGAACTCTTTAGAGCCGCTACTGATGCGCAGGAATTTGTTGAAAAGTCTCAGGAGAGATTTAATAAACTAAAAGGTAAAGACGCTGATCTTGCGAAGACTCGTGATATTGATCTGATTAATGTCGCTCGCGCGATCTTGGCTCAACATGGCCTAGGACAATCAGAGAGGTCGGCTGTCGAGTACCTGTCGTCGATGCAGAAGTACGATCCAGACGCGTATCAATCAGCGATTGCGATCATCGAAAACTCTGGGCTTCGTCCCGGTCCTTATAAAGAAATTAGCTTCGATGACTTTACTGTTATGGCCGATACCGTAGCCGCCCTTTGGGATCTCTCGCGATCGAGCCGCATGATGGTCATCGACGGTAAGAGAATGGAAAAAGATGAGATCATTGGACACCTCTCATCTCGCATTGATGCCGTTAAAGAACCGCATCAAAAACTCGGTTACGATAAAGCCGTGACCCAGTGGGAAAAGACTAAGCTTCAGATCTTGGGTGGCAGAGCTGCGCTGAGAAGGGTTGAGTCGTGGGTGCACGCAATCGATGGCGAAGTGACGAACGGCACATTTAGAAAGTTCGTTTGGCAGCCGATTTCTGATGCCGTTGTGAAGTACCGACAAGAGAAAGTGCGCGTGCTTACGCAGTATCAGGATCTGGTAAAGGCGTGGGCGCCGGGCGCTAGCACTGCTCCAATAAGAGCGGAAAACTTAGACTACACCTTTGCAGGAAAAGCGGAGCTCGTAGCTGCAATACTTCACACTGGGAACGAATCAAACAAACAAAAGCTTCTTCTTGGTCGCGAGTGGGGATCAAAGTTTGCTGATGGTTCACTTGATACATCTCGGTGGGATGCCTTCATCTTAAAGATGGTTCGAGATGGCGTGCTCACGAAAGCTGACTACGACTTTGCGCAAGGCGTTTGGGATTTACTCGAGACCATGAAGCCCGATGCGCAAAAAGCCCACAAGGCAATGTATGGGTTTTACTTTAATGAAGTGACGGCAAACGCTGTGCAAACACCATGGGGCGAGTACCGCGGCGGCTATGTTCCGGCAATCGTTGATCAGACGATGGTTGAAGATGCCGCCATTCGCACCGAACAGGATAACCTTACTAAAGCAAATAACTCCTTTATGTTTCCAACTACTGGCCGCGGCTTTACGAAGTCACGGGTTGAGCAGTATGTCGCTCCACTTGCGCTCGACATCCGAATGGTCGGGAGCCACCTAGATAAAGTATTGCGATTCATCAACATCGAGCCGCGGGTTAAAGAAGTTGGCCGCATCATGATGGATAAGGGATTCAGAGGTAAGCTTGCGGAGGTCGATCCAACGATCGCAAGTGAGATGATTATCCCTTGGCTTCAGCGCGCAGCTCAACAGATGGTATCAACTCCTTCTCGCGGTCAGGCGGGAAAGCTCTTAGATCGGTTCGCCAAGAACCTTCGAAGCCGTGCTGGTCTTCAGACGATGTTAGGGAATGTCACCAACACCATCCAGCAGATCACTGGTTTCACGATTGCAGCAGTGCAAGTAAAGCCAAAGCATTTGCGAAATGCGTTCGTGCAATACATTAAATCACCAGCGGCTTACGCAAAGATGGTGAATGAGAAATCGCCTTTCATGGTAACCCGCACCGCGACTCAGGTGATGGAAGTAAACAAGATCGTTGATGAGATCTCAATCAATCCATCGAAATTTGAAAAGCTCCAGGACTTCGTTAAAGAGCATGGTTACTTCCTGCAAAGTGCGGCGCAAGGCTTTGTTGATTTAAGTGTCTGGGGCGGCGCCTATGAGCAGGCAGTTGAAGCTGGTCACGATGAGGCGACGGCTGTTCGATCCGCAGACGCTGCGGTCAGAGAGACCCAAGGCTCAATGAATCCAGAAGACGTTTCGCGTTTCGAGGCCGGCTCACCACTGTCGAGACTCTTTACGATGTTCTACTCTTACTTTAATATGCAGGCGAATTTGCTTGGCACTGAGTTCACGAAAACCATCAGGGACTCTGGACTCAGAAAAGGTGCTGGGCGCTTAGTCTACATCTATACAATGGGCTTCATGCTGCCGGCATTCCTGAGTGACCTGCTTGTTCAGTCGATGGGGAATGGCATCGATGAAGATGATGACGATCAGTATCTAGACGATCTCTTGGCCACGTTCTTCACTTCGCAGTTTAGTACGGCGACAGCAATGTTCCCGATCATAGGGCCATCGGTTAAAGCTAGCGTTAATGCGTTTAACGATAAAGCCTATGACGATAAGATCACGACAAGCCCAGCAATCTCTATGGTTGAGAGTGCGGTCTCTGCGCCGCATTCTGTTTACGAAGCGATTGCAAACGATGGATCAAAGAAGAAAGCTGCGCGCGATGTCCTAACTGCAATTGGTTTAATGAGCGGAATCCCAACGGGTCCGATCTTAAAGCCGCTCTCTTACATGGCCGATGTTACAGAAGGCCGAGCAGAGCCGACAGGGCCAATTGACTATACCAGAGGATTAGTGACCGGAAAACCAGGAAGCGTCCAATAGATGAGACGTTTCAACTTGAACTCGCACGTCGATGTTGTTGAGATTAACTCAACTGAAACGACTGGAATATTAGGGGGAATCGATGTCTCTATCATCAACAACCAGTCGTAATGACTACGTTGGAAACAACACAACAGCCACTTACGCTTACGGGTTTAAGATCTTTCTCAACACCGAGCTCCTTGTCACTAAAGATGTGGCCGGAGTCTTAACTACCTTAGCACTAACCACCGACTACACGGTAACGGGTGTTGGTGAAACCGCTGGTGGAAACGTTGTTCTTGTTGCTGGAAACCTAGCGACCGGCTCGCTTCTCACGATCAGACGTAAGCGGGCGATTAAGCAGCTCACAGACATTCGAAATGGTGGGGAGTATTACCGCTCAAACCAAGAAGATGATCTCGATAAAGTCATCATGATCGATCTTCAGCAGCAAGACGAGATTGACCGCTCGATGAAGTTACCTGAGACCGTTGCGGCTTCTGGGTTTGATACTGCTCTGCCTGCTGATATTGCAGACAACCCAGGCGCATCATTCATTGTTAATGCTGCTGGCGATGGGCTTATCTTGGGACCTACAGCTGATGAGATTTCGGGAGCTGCGGCAAGTGCAACAGCGGCGGCGGGTTCAGCAACAGCCGCTGGTGTGTCTGCAACCGCGGCATCTGGCTCAGCAACGGCGGCGGGAACGAGCGCATCAAATGCGGCTGCTGCATTAGCGTCTGCATTCTTTCGCGATGTGGTTTACCTAACATCTGCGAGCAGTCCCTACACCGTGGCCCAAGCTGATAACGGAAAGCTGTTTGACATCAACTCGTCTGCTGGCGCTATCGCGATAACTCTTCCAGGGATCTCAGGCCTCTCACTCCCGTTTAACGTGGCGTTTAAACTTACAACCGCTGGCAACAACGTAACGATCAGCCGAAGTGTAACTGACACGATCAACGGTGCAACGTCACTTGTATTAAGCGCCGCAGGAACCGGAGCACAGCTTGCCGCCGACACAGATGGATCTCCTGACAACTGGTCGGGACTTGATTTCGGAACACTTTCCAATGCCTCGGTTACGCAACTGACACTTGATAACACAACCACATCGTCATCATCGGCACCGCTGAACCTTTCGCTTGCGTGCTCGGTTGCATCAAACGCCCTTACCATCAACCTTAACGACGCTGCTGGATCAGGCGCCTCTGCCGCAGCTCCAGTGCGCATTCCATTTAGAAGTGCCACTGCCGCGACAGGCACCTACAGCATGGTCAGCATTACTGGTGCGCTGTCGGTTGTTGTTAGCTCGGGCTCAACGCTCGGCCACCGAAACGGTATCTCGCAATATATCTATGTCTATGCAATTAACAATGCCGGAACGGTAGAGCTTGCGGTCTCGTCTCGACTATACGATGACGGGTCAATCTTATCGACTGTTGCCGAAGGCGGGGCGGGTGCTGCGGACGCGCCTGAAAGCATCTATTCGACAACTCTACGGGCTGGAGTAGCGGCCAGGCTCATCGGTCGCCTAACTGTGAATCAGACGACTGCGGGAACATGGGCTGCCTTACCTTCTGAAATTTCGCTATGGCCATTTCAAAAAGTGGGGGCCAACTCTGGATACGTTCGCCTTTATACTGGCAACGGCTTCGGCTCGACCAACACGAAGATCCGAAAATTCAGCACTGTGTCCATCTATTCCGGCGCCGAAATCACTTACGCTAACACCGCAGCGGATGGCGCCTCGTTTACGCTTAATACTCCTGGAGTTTATGCGATCAGCTATTCAGACGAGGGCACCTCGGGGGCGCCAGGGATTGGTATCACGCTGAATTCGGCAAACCTCACGACCGACGTGAATTTGGTGTCAGACGAGGAGCTCTTAATCATAACGAGCGTAGGAACAGGAAACGAGCGATCCGTGTGCTCGTACACGGGCCGGTTCTCAGCCGGCGATGTTATCCGTGCGCATACGAACACAGGCACGGCAGGATTTCAGAGCGCAGCGGCGGGCGCTCGTTTCGCAATAGTAAAAGTAAGTGAGTAAACAAAGGGGGATCTATGGAAAGTCATGAATCATTAGCTCTTATCTTAGGCGCATTGCTGGCAATAAGCGAAGCGCTCGCTCTCATTCCAGGAATCAAAGCAAACAGTATCTTTCAGCTTGTTTTTAACGTGCTGAAAAAAGCAGCCGCGGTCTTTAAGAAGAAACCAGATGCGTGATCTTACTCGTAAGACTTCTTACTATATTGGCCGAGATCTATTTGAAGTCGCAGGACAAGGCTGACAATGAAAGGCTCGTCACTGCAATCGATGATGCGAAGGCAGCAAGAACGAGAGCTGAGGCGATTGCTGCGGCCAAAGGTCTTCGCGATGCGCTTAGATGATTTGCTCTTGGCTTGTTTGATCTTCATCGCTTGCTGCGTGATAGCGGCATCGGTTGGCTGTGTGTCGCTTGGCCAAAGAGCATCTTATGATCTCGACACCTTCGTCTACTCTCATGACGATAAGGGCTGTTCTTGGGCCAACGGTGATGGCCACATCCTGCCGTGTGACGACTTGATCTTGCACGACTACACCCTTGTTCCATCGAGAGACTTACTCCCGCTGAAGAAGGGGCGATGATGATTGAGCTCTTGCAAATGTACATGATGAGTTTTGTCGGTCTTCCCTATCGATGGGGTGGTGATGATCCGATCTTAGGTTATGATTGCTCTGGCCTTGTGCAAGAGTTCTTAGCTTCGGTCGACATGGATCCGCCTGGTGATCAAAACGCTCAGCAGCTATTTCAATATTTTGTTGGATTTGACAATCATATTGAGGGCAGGGTTCTTGGCTGCGGGGCGCTTTGCTTTTATGGAAAGTCGGTAAAAGAAATCACGCATGTTGCGATGATGATCGATGATACGTCGATCGTGGAGGCTGGCGGGGGCGGAAGCAAGACGACATCTCTTGAAGCAGCCGCCCAGCAAAACGCTTATGTGCGAATGCGCAGGTTTGATCGACGGAAGGATCTCGTCGCTGTTCTCATGCCGAGATACGGGTACATGAAATGATTTTAGAAACCATCGCAGGATTAGGCGATAAAGCCATCGATACATTGATCACTACCGCAGCGGCTGCGATGCTTGGTCTTGCCGTTGCGATTGTCATGGCGCCACTTCAAATTAAGAAGTTGAGAAAAGATCTTAAGTCTCGAGACAAAAGAATCTTCCCAAAGATCAAGCGCATCGAAGACTTTCTTCTTGATAGTGAAATCAAACAGCACGGCAAGCTTCAGGCAGATCTCTTGGTTGAGATGCGAGCAGACCAACGAGACGATGCCGATCAACGCGATGCAAGCGATGACGATTGAGCAGCTTCGAAATCAAATTGAAGCGATTGGTGATCTGTATGATCTGGTTGATAAGCTAGATCAAAAAATCTTACTTCAACTTCTTGATGACCGTGATCAGTTAAGGGCTGCAATGTCCAGGGCCGCAAGCAAACGAAGGCCCGATCACCCAATAGCTATTATACTTCGGACCGCAATAGACGAGAGCGACAGGCTTTGGACTAATGAATTTTCGGCGGGTTCATCATTGTAGCGAAATCATCGCCGCGATCTTCTGCTTCCCAGATCTTTGCGACCTGCCGCCACTCATACTCGGTTGCTTCTTGAAAGCGCATCTTGGCACATGGAGGGGGGATCTTCTTCACCATATAGCGCGGGAAGAATTGAGCTACTCGCGGGTCACATCCGTTATCAACCTGCACCTTGGCTGAACCAACTGCACCTACATCCGGCCAATAACAGCCTCGTATCTTCATGTTGAGATTGTCACAACATGACAGATTCAGGTCAACTCACCAGTATGTCGTACAGTCGTGGAAACAGGACGCTCGCCAGGGACTTAAGCGTGCCAAACCGGGGTTCGGACTTTCCAGTTTCTAGTCCTGGTATGTTCTAAGTGGAACCTTTGCCGCGCGCGCGACTTCGTCTTGGGTAAATCCCAATTTCTCGCGCCGCGCACGAATAATATTGCTGACAGAATCTGGCGTCTTTCCCAACACTTAAAGCCTGAACCTATCTTTTTCACACTGCAACCATTGTTAACCGTTGACAGCCAACGGGAAGCCGTGTCTAATAGACACCATGAAAGACGAACGAAGCGTAGACCGGGACCTAATCGACGCATGGATTTACGAGAATCGCCCAGATGGCATTTCTCGCCTTGCCGTCGAAAGCGGAGTTCCATCAGACACGATCGCAAAGGCACGCAGGGGTAAAGCCCCAGCCAAGATACAACGTCAAAGGTTGGCAACCACACTCAACCAGCCGGAAGACGTTTTGTTTCCGCTTAGGAGTTCAAAAAGTGCGGTTTCTTAGCGGTCTTTAACCGCCGCACGTTTAACAGAACTTAACAGATAGTCCAAGAAAAATGAACCGGCTACAGCCGGAAGGGCGTAGCTTTGTCTTTACTCAAGCTTAGAAATTTGAACACAGGCGAAGTCGTCGCCGACCTCGCCGGGCCTGATCCGATCGTGACCTATCTCAATATTTGGATAGACGAGCATTTCGAATCTCGCCCGCCTATCGCGCAACCACCGCTTACCGCAACCTTCTATTCAGCCGCTGAGTGGGAACTCGAAGAGCGCAAGCGCGATGAAAACTACGAGTATGCAGCCGCAGGCTTTGACGACTTTGATGACGATGATGCTTTCGATGAGCCTGATGACGATGGGGAAAACGATGAGGCGAATTGATGCTGAAACAGTTTTCGCGATCTTGGCATTGGTTGCCTTGCTGATAGGCGCAGCGGTCTCAACTGTTTCCGCTGAACTGAAATCTCAAACGGAGGCTCAAAGTGTCAGACGATAAGAAGTCACTGGTTATCCTAGCTCAAGAGTCTGCTCGTATCGAGATGATGCTGGCTGAGAGCGGCGGCGAATTAACCCCGCAGCTCGAGGAAATGCTGGCTGAAATCGATATCAAGCTACCGCAGAAGGTGGAGAATTATTCTCTTTTAATGGAGAGGATGGACGCCCTTGCGCTCCATTATAATGAACGTGCGTCGATGTTACTGAAGATGTCGACTGCCGCAAAGAGCGTGATCGAGCGCTGCAAACAAAACTTAAAGCAGGCGATGATCAATATGCAGGCTGAAGAAATCTATGGCGTGGATGTTAGGTTCAAGCTTCAGAACAATCCGCCATCTGTCTTCATCGAAGACGAAAAGGCTATCGATGGCGCGTACACTGTCGTCGTTCCTCAGACAATTAAGATCGACAAGAATCGGATCAAAGAAGATTTAAAGATGGGCATGACGGTTAAGGGCGCAAGACTTGAAGTCGGTCAATCGATTCGACAATACGCCAACACGCCAGGGAGAAAGTAAATGAGTAACCTGACCGTTCAACAAACAACTATGCCCACAGTCCAAGAGTTTCAAACTATGAAAGAACTTGGCAAGATGGCAGTAGGCTCAGGCTTCTTGCCTGCGGGGATACGCAACTCTGACCAGGCCGTTATTATAATGCTAAAGGGCCGAGAGCTTGGCATCCCTGCGATGCAGGCGTTTTCGTCGATAGCTGTGATCAACGGTAAACCAACGATGAGTGCAGAACTAATGCTATCAATGATTTACCGGAACGTGCCTGGCGCTGTTGTTAATTTCTTAAAGACTGATGAGACGACGTGCGAAATCTCAGCGAAAAGACCTAGCGGAACAGCGACGACGTTTAAGTTTTCAATGGAAGATGCTAGGCGTGCGAACCTCACGGGCAAGGGACCGTGGGTCACTTACCCTGCTGCGATGCTTAGAGCTCGGTGCATTTCCTCGATGGCGCGCGCTATGTTTCCCGATGCTTTGTCTGGTGTTGTGTACACAGCGGAAGAGCTCGGCGCTAACGTTGACGACGAAGGCGCTGTTATCGACACACCACTGCCGAAAGCAAATGAGATTGCAGTGGAACATGAGGAGCTACCGCCTGATGACCCGAGTGATATTGTCATCGATTTTGGCGACTCGTCCATCCGAGGCAAGCATCTTAGTGAGATCGAGCTTCCTGTCTTGGCGGCAACGGTTGGGCGCGTGCTCAAAAAATTAAAGGACGATAACAAGAAACCAAACGCAAAGACGCAAAAATTTCTTACAGCGGCCCAAAGCTTTATCGAAGAAGCTGAGTTCAGTGATCACTGTGAGAATAGACTTGAGCACGGCGGCATCGGCAATGCTGGTGATCGATGAACAAGCTTCACGGCAACGAAGAAAACCGAGCGGCCATTGCGCTCCTTGGTCGTGCGATCGAAGAGTCGGCAAGAAACCTTCACCGCATCATCTTAGATCTGGGCGACCAGCGCGCGCGGCTTATGAGGGCGATGAATGAATTTAGATCTGAGTTCCCATACCACGCACAAGAGTTTGATAAGTATGGAGCCGAGGTCCTTCAACAACTTGAAGCTGTTAAAACTAAACGCGCGTTAGATCAACAGCCGCCAGAGGCCGAGTGATGAAGAATCGTCCGACTCCAAAAGAGATCCGCGATCTCTGGGATAAGTACATAATTGAAGAAAAGCTCACGGAAGTGATGGCGTTTGCTCGTGCATGTAATGAGCTTGGTATCACGCAAGATCAGGGCGTTAGCATCCTAATGTTTGAGACAGCAGATGAGGCAGCAAGTGGCATCAAGGAGAAAAAGCGAGAGACGAGTGGGACCAGTGAAAACAGCGGGGGAAGATAGTGGGCGAAAAGAAAAACCGTGAGTTCATGACTTACGACGAATTGAAAGATCATGTTCTCAATTGGTCGTGGGACACGGTCAAGCGGCGCATTGAGAACGACGGCTTCCCGGCGATGAAGGTCGGTAACCGTTTTATGTTCGACCCTGAAAAGGTTCGGCTCTGGATGAAGAAGCGAGAAATTCAAAACTAGATGGCTCAGTCCTTCGTTCCGTATGTGCATTCCGATGGTAAGACCTGGGAGTTCTACTTTGTGGACCCATCGTCGTCGGTCATCTATTTTATCAAGAGTCACAATGGGAAAAAGATTAAGTTCACGACCAAAGAGAAAACACCGGACGGTGTTAAGGCCAAGCGTTACGCGAACGAAGAGTTTGATCGGCGCATCGGACGAAAGCAGCGCCACGTTCGCACGCTTGTTCAGGACGAAATCAAAGCCTGGCTCCTTTTAAAAGAGAGCGAGGGCCATAAGTACGACACGATGAACAACATCAGGCGCGCGGCAAAACAGATCGAAGAGTTTTGGGGTAAGCAGTTCCCGAACGAGATCACTAGAGATTCGTTTGCGGAATGGTGTGCGTGGTGGAGAGTCAATCACCCGGACATTCAAATGGAAAACGCAATCAAATATTTCAATAACTTTTGCGCCTACCTGCACGAGAAGTTAGACGGCGACCGGCCGCTACTTCCGTCAAAGCTTAGGTTCAAAGATCCCAACCGCTTCGTGAATGAAGCCAAGCGCGATCTTAAAAAGGAACGGGTCTTTACATACGAAGAGTTCGTTCGCATCCATTCAACAGCCGTAAATGACGTCGAGGCACTGCTCGTTCACTTCCTTTACACGATGGGTTCACGGGTCGATGAGACCTTAAAGCTCGACTTCAATCGTATCCTTTTGGACCGCGAGGTGCCGGCGTACCGTTGGTCATCGGGCACCAATAAGGCCAAGAAGGTTGGAGAAAACGCCATTCATTTGTCGCTGATTGAGCCGTTTCGAAAGCTCCGCGAACGCCGAAAAGCGGAAGGAACAACGCTCTATTTCCCGCAACAAATGGACAATCAGAAGTCCCTTCGCGAGCAACAAGTTGATTGGTCGGATTGGCGTGTTCGGGCTGATCTTGGATGGCACTGGACCAGCCACACTTTTAAGCACACCTGTCTCACGAATCTATTTAATGACCCGAAGAATCCTCAGGCCGTGATCTGTAAGCTCTACCGAACGTCGCTTCAGACTGCCTTAAAACATTACGTGAAGGTGACCCAGGAGTCGGTGTTAGCGATGCGGGAATCGATCGAGGTTAAGCTATGATCGGGTCGGAATTGGGTCGGAAAGAGACGTTTGTCTGTGGTTTCATAGCGAGGAATAAACGAAGTGGCGTCCCCAATCGGATTACAACGCCACCATTATTGCTTAGCAGAAAACCGCATGTTTCCCTAGGGGAATCGAATAGTTATCCTGGTTATACTTCACTCACGATGCGGTGCTCTCATCCGCAAATGAACGCAAATAGAAGCACATCGACGCAACCATCGGTCGCGGAATTGGGTCGGAAATCGAGCCGAGATTCATCTCCGAATCTGTTCGCTCGTCACCGTCTTCTCATCGACATCATATCAGCATTTCTAAATCACGCACCAAGAATTCAACAGGGGTCCGGGGGGACTATATGGTCAGAATCAGAACAGTAAAGCCAGAGGTGTATCGGCACGAGAAACTCTACGATCTAGAAAAGAAAACCGGGCTTCCTGTGCGTCTCTTTTGGATCGGACTCTTTGCCGTCTGCGACCGCGAGGGCCGCTTTAAGTGGCGACCAGGCTCGATCAAGCTGGACATCCTTCCGTTCGATATCGTCGATGTCTCTTTGATCTTGGATGAGCTTTGGGGCGCGGGTTTTATCACTCGTTACCGTTCCAAGACTGACGAATTTGGCTGCATCCCGACGTTTCGCGATCATCAAGTGATCAACGGACGCGAAGCCCAATCAAAATTGCCGGCGTGGTCAGATCAAAACTGTGAGGTTCTGACGTGTGGCCCACGCGTCACGGAAACGCACGTGCATGCACGTGGGGAACAGAAGGGAAGGGAAGGGAAGGGAACAGAAGGGAAGGGAACAGAAGGGAAGGGAAGGGAAGCACGCGTGGTCACGCTTGCACCCGTTCCCGATAAATCGGGAAGTGTGCCGACGGCGGGTCGGCCATTGAATCTTTCTGAACCAGTAAATCCACAGAACGAGATTGAACTCTTGAACCTTCTCCCTCGCCACGTTCTTGAAAAGTGGTCGAGGCTTCATCCAGATGCTGAGTTTTTGAACAGGGAGTTAATCAAGGCGTTTGGTTACTATCGACTCAACCCAAGGAAGTGCCCGCAGAATCGTCGAGGATGGGCCCAGGCGCTCTCAAGCTGGTTCGAGCGAGATTGGCCCAAGCATGCGGCTCGCGTTCCAGGGCAGCGCCCTGACGAGGCCAAACTCAACGACTGGATCAAGGCTGGCCAATCACCATCAACATCCGGTCAGGGGTTTCTAGAAATCGGGGCGGGAACGTGACGAGAGAAGACTTCGCACTCGCCATGAACCGGCTCAAATCGGTTTACGGCGAACGTTTTTATCCGACCGAGCGCATCGCCATGATGTTCGAGCAGCTCCAACATACACCACTTCTTATTCTTGAAAAGGCGGTGAGCCGCGTTATTTGCGAACAGATGAATCCGCCAACTCTTTCTAAAATCAAGGAGTCGATGGTGCTCGTCCGCAACGAGTATCAAATTGAAGACCCGAACGACTCGGTTCGCTCAACCCTTGCGCTCGGGAAATATAACGATTGCCCACACTGTTACGGCATGGGGCTCATGAACATCCGCAAGAAGTCCGAGTTTCTTCGCTACTCCTACGTGCGGACCTGTTCCTGTTCGGCTGGCGCCGAGGCTGCAAAGCTTCCAGAAAACAAAAACAAACTTCTGCGTTGGGATAGCAATCCTGATCTCGTGTCTCACCACCAGCGCGACTACGACCTATCCGTTCCCGAGGCGATGGTTAAGTTTAAAAAACCAGACGAGGTTCATCGATGAGCCCAACCATCCTCGACCG